CTACAGAATTAGATGAAACATATCAATACGATAAGAATATTCCTTCATTGGGAGAGCATTCTTTGAATACTCCTGGTTACATCAAATATGTTAAAAATGAGAAGGTAGAAAAAGAATATTCAAATAGAATAAGGTATATAATAAACAATTTTCCCGATGTTGATGGGGAAGGTATGAGTCAACCTTCATACAGAAGTAAATTTGGAAATGTAGCTAAATATATGAATGCTCTCAATCAGATCGATCTGACAATAACCGTGCCAGCAAACATGGATCTGAGAGCAGGTCAAGTTATCTATTGTGATCTGCCAGAAAATCATGGATTCAATACCGTTGAAACAGATAAATATATCTCAGGATTGTTCATCATATCAGAAGTTAAACAAGTGATAATGCAGGGTAGTTTAGCAGCTACTACTTTACGAATATATAAAGATGGATATCTCAATAGCCTTGCGGAATCATCGTTATACAATTCTACAGGTAGAGGCACAGGATTGCAGGGTCCATTATAATGTTTAATGATGATTTCTATGGCGATAGATTTAGATGGTTTACTGGTGTCGTAAAAGATGTCGGCAGCGATAGCCGAGTGCGTGTCAGGATATTTGGAATACATACCACAGAAGATACGACAAGAATATCTGATGGTGATCTGCCTTGGGCTATGGTGATGTTTCCTACGACAGGAGGACAGACATCAGGCGGAAATGCAAACCACGGGCTGGTCAACGGAACTTGGGTAGTAGGATTCTTCGCTGATAATGAAGATTCACAACAACCTATCGTCTTAGGTGTTATTAACGGAGGACACGGTTCTGTCAATAATTCTTCTGCAGGACAGGCTCCTTCAATAAATTATTCTGATAGCGGTTTGATATTAACGCCGGATACGGGTGGCTCGCCAACAGATACGACACAGACACCGTCTACTACACAGCTTACGGGTTCAGGTAATCCTCAGAAAGTATACAACTTCTTTTGGGAAAAGATATCAGCATTAAATGCAGTAGGACCAGAAGCATCTTTGAAAGCTATCTGTGCTGGAATAGTAGGAAATCTTCAGGGTGAATCAGGACCTAGTCTAGATCCTACAGCAGAAAATCCTGGTCAGGGCAAAGCGTTTGGCATAGCACAATGGTTAGGTCCTAGAAAACAAAGATTGGCTAGCCCTGAATGGCATGGAAGTTTACCTTCTAAAACCAATGCACCTTCATTAGAAAAACAACTTGATTTTCTTTGGTGGGAACTGACTATAGGAGAAGAAAAAGATGAATTTGCAAAACTATTGACATCTCAAAATATTGAAGAAGCAGTTGGGTTTGCTATTATGTTTGAAAGAGACGAATCTACTTTTGTTCCCGGGTCTGATGGAGTAACACCTATAAGACCTTTTAAAGCATTGGGATATTCTAATAGAAATCATCCTGTATATAAAAAGAAATTAGCATTTGCTAGAAAAGCACAATCTTCGCTTTCTTATACTGGAGGCGTGTCATGAAAAACGTATCTCCTGAAGCATTATCATATTGCAACAATTTTTATTTTACTTTTTCTAAGACATTAAGAAATCAATCTGTTGATTTAAATAATTATGCTAGCGCTACATTTATAATTGATGTTGATGGTAGAGTATATCAAGGTGCAGATGCAAACGAATCTTCTGCTTCGGTTGTTATTATCGGAGGTACGACAGAATTCATTAATGAAAAAGCTAAAATCGTACATGTAGATTACTATATCACTCAGCAGCAAAAAGTTACTTTATATAGAGCAATGAAGTCGCTTTCTACATTTACTCACTCTGCACAGATACAGAGCGATAATGATAAATTACAAAAAGCTATCTTGGCCCTTTACTTAAATTTTTGTGGGTAATATATGTCTATCAATCCAGATGCGTTTACATCAGATCCTTTAACAAATAAACAGATCACCAATAGAGAAGGTGATGGTGTTAGCAGATCTACAGCTCCTCAAGTGATTGTTGCTGGTAATCCTGCTCCTTATTATGAAGTGTCTGTAAAAGATAAACCTAGCACAGGTAGCGATCAGGTAATCACACATACAGGCCCAGGCGCAGGAACTGCCAGCGGTGTAGGTGCGCCAGGAGACATGCAAGGATTTGTTTCTCCGACAGGAAATAAGATTCTGATCAATAACAACTTTGGTTCTGATACAATAACATTACAGCATCACTCAGGTGCTACTATCATGATAGATGCAGATGGATCTATCCATATGATATCTTCTGGTAAGAAGGGCGTAGGCCTGATAGCACCGAAAGGTGATGCTACTGTATTTGCTAGAAACCATCTGATTCTAAAAGCTGACGGCAGGATAACGATTGAGACGGACGGCGATCTAGATTTCAATGTCGGCGGCAATCTAGGATTCCATGTACGTGGTGACATGATCACATCTGTCCGAGGTTCTTCAGAAGAATCTATCGAAGGAAGCAAAGTATTCGAAGTAGCAAAAGACATGAGCACGATGATCGCAGGTGACAACAGGATCACGTCTGCGGGTAAGACCAAGATACAATCATCCCAAAGCATCGATATGGATGCGGGTAAAGATATCTTTGTTAGAAGTGACGCTGCTATTTCAGTTCAAGCACAGACAGAATTCACTGCTCTATCTTTAGCTGACATGAATCTGGGAACAAAGGCAAAATTTACAGCGCTTGCTACAGGTGACATGAATTTAGGTTCGAAGTCGAAGGTTATTGCCAAGTCATCAGGTGATATGAGCATAGAATCAGGTGGTGCGTTAGACATAAAAGCATCCAGCACGACTAAGATATCGTCTGCAGGTGCAGCATCTATTCACTCATCTTCTACAGTAGATGTATTGGGCAGCGGAAAGATTCAGATCAAAGGATCTGCTACTGATGTTCAGGTAGGAGGATCTCCTAGCCCTTCAGCACCATCCGATCCTGCAGATCCCGGAGAAGCATCGCTAGCTCAGTATGCTCCAGCAGAGACGATTATCGATAACATCACTACATTGAGAACTGCTCCTGATTTTCCTAAAAATTCTAAAAAAATGTCCAAGGAAGAATTTTCACTCTACAAGAATGAAGGAGGGAATCCCAATCCTATTGCTGAAGGTGCTGCAGCAGGTAATTCTGGTGCTGGCATGGTTCCTGAGATCTTCGATACGGGAATGAGTGCAGATCCTGTATATGAAGGAGATTATGATAGACCCGCAGGAGCAGTTACCGGAACAGGTACGGGACAACAAAATCCTATGTCGATGCCATCTTCAATATATAATTCGAGCGAAAAGATATCGAGACATGTCACTGTAGGAATGATATTGGATATAAGAGATGCTCCCGCTTCTCAACACAAAGCAATCCTCACAGAAGCAATGAATGTTGCATGGAATATATTAGATCCATTGTTTGAGAAATTTGGATCTAGAATAAAGATCACAAGCTGGTATAGATCATCCAAATCTACATCTAAACATACAACTGGCGGTGCAGTGGATCTAAGATGTTCCAATAAAGATGATACTAATTTTACAGCAGAGATAGCTGCATATGTGAGAGATAATCTCCCTTTCAGCAGGATATATCTAGAAAAAAATGACTCTCCAGGAATACATGTACATCTTGAATCTGCTAAACCGGGACAGCCAGGTGGCGGAACTGTATTAACATGTGCTGATCCAAATTGCAACAATTCACAACCCGGATTAAATCTTTCATATGCACAGGCTGCTCTAAAAGGAAGAGGATATTACGGTGGCTGATATTATATTTACTCAAGACATATCTTCTGGCAATTTAGATCTTGCTGCTAGTCAAGCCAGAGCTAGAGCATATACGCAAGCGATTGCTGATTCTGCTGGACAGACAGCGACAGGAACTTTTAAATTACCAGATACAAGCACGTTTACTTATACTGCATATCCTGCTGCTACAACAACAGCACCTCCACCGCCTCCAGGAAGTTCTGGTGGCAACAATCAAATTTTAAATAGAGACATTGCAGCAGCTATACAAAAGGGAGATTTCCAACAACCGGGATTCTATGGCAACCAAGAATTAAAAGAATCCAATGATACATTTAATAATGCTATACAGATAGGAGCGCAGCTCTTAGGAATAGCAGCTGCATTAAAATTTGCCAAACCCCCACCTGTCAATTATGTCCGTACTCCTCAAAATTATATTTTAACTGATTTTGAAAAGACTGCTATCTATAATA